ACCACCAACCTTAAAAGAGCTAGGGTTAGACAAAGCTATGAATGGAGAAAAGTAATGCAACTTAATCTTGACTTGCCAAAGTATAAATGGAAAGAAATTTTAAAATACCTTACACCGCACAGAGAAGAGTCTGAATATGTTGCAATGCTTTGTACTGCTATAGAAATGACAAAAGAAGGTGAAACTTTAAATCAAAAAATATATACTGTTTTAGTTAATAATAATTTGCCACCATATCACTTACCTACAACAAGAACTTTACAAAAATGCAAGGGAGGACCTGGTTTATTAAAAGTTATTAGATACAGACTTGATAAGTCGTATCCAAATGTTCAAGATGAATATGCAAAATTTATAGCTAGTAATTACAAGTTAATACCATTGGAGGAAAAATAATGGAAAAAGTATTTGATCGCATATCAGTAATGAAAACCCTCAAAGATGGAATCAAAAAAGGTTATTGGACATTAGAAGATTTAGACAAACCTAGTCCACAATGGAAAGAAGTAGTTAATACCTGTAATGGGCATCCTTTATACATTAAAGGTTATCAGGGTGTTAAGTTTGAGAATCTTGCCAGGTTAAAAGAACCCCCACCTCCTCCAGCTGAAGAAAAAGTAGAACTTACTGATCCTAAAGACTTACCAACTTATTTTTAATTAAACATGAAAACTATTCAAAAACTTCCTAAACTTCCTGTCTTCAGACATGAAGCAACACATAAATATTTCTGTGAGAAATCTAAGAAATGGTTAAAGTATTCAACTACTCAAGTTTGTAGTGATCTTACAGAAGAAGCAAAACAGAATATTGAAAGATTAAGGCATATTTGGCAACCAAGAGGAGAAACTGTTCATTACTGTTTAGAACAGAAGATGTTAGGTAGTGATGATATTGATATGGGCGAATATGAAGAATGGGCTATCCCATTGTTTGAACTCGAACTATTCACACATTTTGAACCAATGGGTGTTGAATATATGATGAGCAATCCTGATAAAGATTTAGGAGGTCAACTTGATCTTATTGGGTATGACACTAAGGTTAAGAAAGTTAGATTAGTTGATCTTAAAACAAGAAGTATATCGGGTCTAAAAAATGATTTTGATAAAAAGAAAGTTTGGACAGAACCTTACAGAACAGATAAACAATTAGGTTGCTATATCGAAATGTTGAAATTAAATTGTGATTTAGAGCCAGACATTTGTAATACTGTCTGGGCATATAAGGGGAAATGTATGTTGAACGAAGATCAACCTGTGAAACGATGCTTAGATGCATGGCAAGAAGCCTGGGAAAAGTTTGAAGCTAAACAAATGGTGTTCTGATGACAACTGAACAAAAGATCGAAGCTGCTCGTAAACGAATTAAAGAGCTAGAACTACTAATCAAAGATTGGAGTAAAAAATGAGATATCTACTTGATGTCTCAGGTAGAGATTTAGAGCTAATTAAAGCTTCAATCGTTAACTTTCAAAGATCATTAGATATGTCATCACAAGGAGATTTTGAACACTTGATTGATGAACTTGATAACACTTACTTAAGTTTAAAAAATCAGAAAACTAAACAACTTAAATCTAAGATAAGAAGAAAATGGAAAATAATGAAATGAAATGTTTTTATCGAGAACTTGATCGAAGAAAAAAGTATCTCATCACAAAATTAAATAATGAAATTGCAACACTTGAATGGCAGTGGTTTCAAAGAGAGATAAGTGATAAAGAATATGTTGTAGCTTTTGATGATATTCAAAGACGCATAAGAGAACTTGAAGGATGAATAAACAATTAGAAATTAATTTCTCTTATTCATTTGATCAGAGAGATAATATAAAAAAACGTATAAAAGATAATATTGAAAACGGGAATTATAATTTAGATGAACTTGAAAGCATTTATAGACATATTTATGTAAGCACTGAGAAATCTAAACCTTTACAAAAAAGATCAGGCCATGTTTATTTTATTTATAAAGGTACAAACCCAAAATTGTGTGAAGCATTGAATTTAGAAGTTAATGAACAAAATTTCAAAATTTATAAAATTGGTAAAAGTTGTTCAATAAACGTAATAAATCGTGTTACAGAACAAATTGATATTCCTAGATTTAACAAATGTAAAAAATATAAAAGACTTGATGATCCTAAAGATAAAAATAAAAAAGTTATAGCAGTATCAAATATATTAAGTTATAAAGTTTATAGTAAATTGGAAAGAGATTTACATAAAAAATATTCTAAAAATAAATTAGGAAAAAGTGAATGGTTTATAGGATTAACAAAACATGAAATACAAGAAATAAAACAGATACTTGGTGGTGGTATATCTGTTAAGGAGTTAAGACACTTATGAATGAAATTACAATAGAGAACTTGAAGGATAATGTATATTGATGTATAGTTATATATAAATATATCTATTATTTAATTAAAGATGCCAAAACCTTCTAGATTTAAAAAAGGTAAAAAATTATCTGAACAACAATATCAATACAAATTACAAAAGTATTATCAAGGACATATTGAAAAGAATTATACGAAATTAGGTCATAAATGTATTGATAAACGTCTTTTTGCAAAAATAAAACAAGAAGCTAAAAAAAAATTTAAAGTTTTTCCATCATCGTATGCTACAAACTGGATTAAATCTGAATATAAAAAAAGAGGTGGTAAATATAGAAGTAGAGAAAAAATTAAAAGTCAACCAACTATTACTACTCCTGGAGGTCAAGCTGTATCAATGAATGGAGGTGAATTATTTTTTAACGAATCGGATGCAACTCTTTATATAGCAAAAGAAGAAAAACAAGAAAGAAAAATAGTTGAACGTAGAGGTGACGCAAAAGAGGGAGATTTATGGATTCATCCAAATACAGGTGCTCTTCATATGAAAATTGGTGATAGATGGGTTACTGTTAATGATCCAAGTAAATTACCAAAGTTAAATAACAAACAAAGAAGAGCAGATATAAGTTCTGCTTTTGCCGAAAGACGTAAAAAAGAAGAAACTAAAGTTAAAGAAGTTGTAATTGAATCAAAGCCAAAAATTTCTAGAGGACAGTTCCTATACAAATACAAATCCCCACAAAACTTTTATTCTTGGCAAGATTTAGCGAGAGAACATATCAACTGCAAGCATAGAAGTAAACAGTATATATACGATTCACCAGCTTACTATTTAAAAGATGATCTATGTAATTCACTTATAAATACTAATATTGATAATTTAGAACTTACAGAAAGTCCAAATATAGTAAATCCAAGTTTCTTTTTACTTACTTCAAATAATATAAATGATATTAAATATTCATTTATTGAATGTTGTAATTGGAGTAAAAACAATGGAGATAAAAACTATTCACGTGAAGAACAAAAACGACATTTTAAATTTGATGTATACGTGAACTTTGTAGTTGACTCTGATAAAATTCATTACTACGCATTTAACTGGAATAATTTAAAGATGTATAAATTCATTCAATTACCAGTAGATGATGAATTAATAAAAGAACATTTTAAGACTGTTGTTAACTTAATTTTATTAATGAATCAACAGCCAGATATTATTACTGAAGAATATATTCCATCAAAAATTGTACCTTTACAGAAGAAATATAAGGTACAAAGCGAAATAAAACCAAGAGCTATTTGTTGGGTAGGTAAAGACTTTACAACAAGAGTTGTCAAACTAAAACCAAAACAGGATGAAGATATGTTGATTGTTACTGGAAATAAAAGAAAGTTAAGACCACATTGGCGAAGAGGTCATTGGCATACAGTATTGAAAGGAGCTAAACGTAAGGAGCGTAAAATGCGATGGTATCAACCAGTTTTTGTACTAGGAAACGCAGCATGAATGAAATTACTATTAGGGTAGTTGGAATCCCTGCTCCTCAAGGATCTAAAACCCTTACACGTTGGGGTGCGATGATTGAAGCATCTAAAAAGGTAAAGCCTTGGAGAACTGATGTAAAAGAAGCTGCTCTTGAATGCTATTCATCAGGAGCATTGAATTTACCTGTAAGAGCAGAAATAGAATTTGTTTTTCCTAGACCAAAATCACATTATGGAACAGGAAAGAATGCAGATGTATTAAAACCTTCAGCACCTAAATATTGCGTCAGTAGAGGTAATGGAGACATTGATAAGCTGTCTAGGTCAACTTTAGATGGATTGTCTGTTAGTGCAGGAGGAAGTGTATTAGAGGATGATTCTCTTGTTGTTGAACTAAATACAAAGAAGAGATATATAAATAAAGATGAATTACCAGGAGCATATATTGCAATATCCTCCATTTGTGATTAGTATACTATTAGTATACTAATACTAATTAAACATGACCACCACAACTCTGCCTAACTTAGCTGGGGTAATCAAAACCACTGACATCTATAAAAAGATGAAGTTTGATTACGTTGCTTGGGCTAAAACTGCACAGATACTTAGAGAACACGCTCCTGGCTGGCAGTTCTGTCTAGATAAATCCACTTCTGAAGAAGGAATGTCATCTTATATTTTTAAAGCTCCTGATGAAACTGGTTTTCTTATGGGCTATTTTGAAAATATAGATACAGGTGTTAAAACCACTCTTTTCCCTTTTGCCATTACAGACAATGCAAATAGACCTTTACAAAAGATTTCTTCTGTTAACTTTCAAAACTCACATCGTAGATGTCTTTGTGCCTGTGCTTGTTTTACTTTTGGATTAGCTTATGAATTATGGGCACAGATTGAAATTGAAGATGCAAAGAAGGAAGAAGTTAACAAAGGAAAAGAAGATCGTATTAAAAGAACCCCCAGTAAACCTAACGATACAGGAGAACCTGTTGAATCAATTCAAGATAAAAACTATGGTAAGCCCATAGCGAAACCTGCTCTTGATGTTCTTGTAAAGAAAATTATGAGTTTATCTGAAAAGTATCCTGACAAAAAAGATGAAGTATTGAACAAATACAAAAAACAATACGGCATAACAGCAGAAAAAATTGGCCCTGCTGACATAAGAACTGCTGAACAAGGCAAGTTCCTTACACTTCTAATAAATGAAATTGATTCAACCTTATGACTCAGGAAGAAGCAGAATTTGCAGGGAAACAAGTTCTAAATCAACTTCACGAACGCAAGCTAGATCGCCATAAAGATTACAACAGAAACATCTTTTCAATTCGTACAGATGATCAACTTGCAGAAAAAATAAGAACTTATTGCAAAGACAATAATGTTCCTCCCAATCAATTTATCAAAACCGTTTTACAAAATTACTTCAATGACTAATTCTCAATTCAATCCAGCACTTCCATTACCTATCAAATTCAACATAAATGATGGTAAATTTGGAAATCAACTTACTTTATGTATTCCAGTTGAATCTGTTACACATTTCATGGAACACTTACAAAACCTAGTCAATACAAAAACATCAGATGGAAAAATCTACGATTTCGCAAAAAAAGAAAATGTTCAAACTAAATGTATATATATCAACGCTAAAGCGTTGGAAGGAGACTACGGCATTTATGGCAACATTAATCCACAAAAGATAGAGGATGCTCCCAACACACAAGGGCTATTTTGATAGAACCTTTAAAAATTCTTGATACCTTTGCAGGTATCGGTGGTTTCTCTTATGCTGCACATAAACTTGTCGGAGGATTTGAAACCACCCAATTTGTAGAAATTGATCCATTTTGTCAAAAGATTCTAAAAAAACATTTTCCTACAGTTCCCTGTCATGACGATATCAAGACTTTCACAGCTTTCTCTGGACAGTATGATGTCATCACAGGAGGTTTCCCCTGCCAAGACATCAGCGTGGCAGGAAGAGGAGAAGGAATCACAGAACAATCCAGATCAGGTTTATTTTACGAACTCATCAGAGTCATACGCCTGGTACGACCAAGATTCGTTGTCATGGAAAACGTGGCAGCGATCCTTAATAACGGACTGGACATTGTTCTCGGAGAGCTTTCCCAAGCAGGGTACGATGCAGAATGGTCAATTATATCTGCAAGTTCATTGGGAGCAGCCCACAGACGTTCAAGGTGGTGGTGCGTTGCCTACACCAACGACTATGGATCATCTTCCTCCTCGATCAATGAAGTCAATGATCAAACAGACTCAAGTTCACAGGAAAGGCAGAACCAAGTTAGCAAATCTTCGGGAAGCAGTGAATCCTCAGACAGTAGAATTGTTCGATCATCTGAGAGGAATGTTACCGACTCCAACAGCGAGGGATTACAAAGGAAGATCCTCAGTAAAATGGAATCAGGAATATGGTCAGCGAAACATACCAGACGTCTTGACCCAAACTGGCGATCATATGTCAGTAAGCCCATACTTCCTAGAGGAAGTTATGGGTTATCCAATCGGGTGGACAGAACTAAAGCCCTAGGCAATAGTATTGTTCCAGCTGTTGCTGCAATCCCACTTCAACGTGTTCATGATCTTTATTTCAAATGAAACCAGTTAGAAAATCTATTCTTAAATTGCGTAAACTAAAAGAAATTAGACGTAACAATCTAGAAAAAAACTTATTAGAAGTACAACTAAAAGGACAAGATCATTATGTTTTTATAAAAGATAACGGAAAAGCTCAAGTTATTTATGATGAGGGTCGTTGGATTGCAGAGCATATAAAAACTGCCGTTATTAAATACAATTATGAAGTTAATAAAATTGATAAATTATTTGTAAAAGATTTTACTGATGAAGAAATTAACGAGTACGAAAAAACTTTGCAATAGGATTTCTTGGTTTTCTCTTTCTCATTTCTGCTACAACACGATCAGCCTCCAATTCTATAAGTCTATTTAACAAAGAAGCCATAAAAATATCTTGGTCAAATTTTTTTCTAACCATATGTGTGCAATATCTTTTTACATTATCTAAATCATTACTTTTCATAATCTCTCTACATTGCATCTCTATTTCAAGTTCCAACTCTGGAGGTGCTGGTTCTATATCAATGTTTAGAAATTTAGTAATTTTCATTTTACTAAAGTCCAGTAGTAGAACCTGGATATAATCTAGCTTCAATAAAACTTACGGCTTGATCGTCTATTGTATTGTCTGTTTGTTTAGCCAATGCTTTTAACAGATCAACTATTAACCTTTTCATTGCTTTAGATTTGATAAAAACAAGAAGAATAGGTTTTAGAATTTTTACCATTTAATTATGTTATCTATTCCAAACATACCAAATATTAACGATTTTGGCCTTCTAGCTTACTTACTGCTCTTTCCAGTTGATTTAATCTATTAAATAATTCTCTAATATCCCTTTCTCTTCGGTTACTTACGTTAGATAACACCATGAGAAAAGCGGTAGCTGCTGCTCCTATTAACGCTCCATATACCTCTGGCATTGTTTTAAGCTATATTTATGTATAGTATGACTGAATTTTTGTCTTATGGTTGAAGAAAAAAGAAAAAACGCTTTCCAAAAACTAAAAGAAGGTTTAGATGACAAAGAAGAGCAACTTGCAATTATTAGTCTTTTTGTAAGATTAGGTGTTGTAGTCTGGAGTGGTTTTATAGTAACTCTCAATTACATATCAATTCCAGGGTATAGTTCAGAACCCAAAG